GTTGCCGCAAGATCATCAGCACTGACAATCCCGTCGTTAATATCCGCAGAGGTTAAGGGGGCCCGTGCGGCTTCGCGTCCAATAACAGCCATTAGGTAATCTCCAAAAGGCTCATAAGAACGTCAGCGGATGTTGCCGTATCCGAAACCGCCTTAATGCTGTCTCCAGTCTCCAATACAATCTTCTGGTCTCCGCCTACGGCCACCAAAGCGCTTCCTGCGGGCACTGGCGCCCCTTTGACAATATAGGTGTCATTGGTGCCATCGTTGTGTAAAACGTCTACGGCGATAGCGCTGGCGGTCTTATTGGCTACCGTAAGCCCAATGAGCGTAGTTTGGGTACTAGCCCCAACGGTGTAACTGCCCACGGTTACGGCGCTAGTTCCAACATCCCGAGAAGCATAACGCTTAAAAGTATTAGCCATTGTTATAAAGTCCTATAGTTAACCAAGGGCAATTGCTAGAGCAACCGCATTGTTACTTGCAGTAGTATCAGTATAATTTTTTACGCTTTGTTGCGTAGGCACCAAGGTGGCACTGTTGGATGCCATGTCATCTTCATCTACAAACCCAGTGACCATAATGGTCCCATCAGACAAGGAGCCAAAGGTCAAAGTGCCCTGGACGGTTCCAGCATCTACATAAAGATTTGACCAATAGTTAGAGCCGTCTCCAAGGGTGTAGGTACTATCAACACTAGGAATAAGATTCGAAGCAATGTCAGCAGTAACAGTCAGCGTATCGGTAGCTGCATTGCCCACAACCACATTGCCATTAAGGGTAGTAGTTCCAGCAACAGTCAAAGTAGAGCTAAGGGTTGCAGCACCCGTCAAAGCCAGCGTAGAGCTAAGAGTAGTTGCTCCAGAGGCCCCAAGAGTAGTGAAGCTACCTGCAGCCGCCGTAGAGCCACCAATTACTGTCCCATCAATCGTACCACCGTTAATATCCGTAGTAGTCAGGACAGACGAAGCAAGAGTAACAACACCCGTAGAATCTGCAATAGAACCTGCAGCAGTTCCGTCTTTAGCCTTAAGGTTAGTTACTTCAATGTTGGTAGTATCAACGGTCGTAGCATTAACGGTAGTAATATTACCCGTAGTAGCCGTAGCAGTCGTAAAAGTTGCTGCAGCCGCCGAAGACCCACCAATAACTACACCGTCAACAGTACCGCCATTAATGTCTGCGGTATCTGCCACAAGGCTATCAATATTGGCGGTGCCATCAATATAAAGGTCTTGCCATTGTTTGGCGGCGCTTCCTAGATCGTAGGTGCCCGTTACATCGGGGAGAATATCACTGACAACATCAGCAGAAAAACTAACAGTGTCGGTATCGGCATCACCAAACGTAAGGTTTCCTGAGATGGTCGCGTTGCCGGTAACAGTAAGGTTACCACCAATAGACACGTTACCAGTAGTTGTGAGAGCATCGATATAACCCGCAGACCAATAGTTAGTGGCATCACCAAGAGTGTAAGTGCTGTCTGCACTAGGGATAAGATTAGAGGCTACATCAGCCGTTACGGTTACGGTATCTGTTGCAGCATTACCAATCGTGGTATTGCCGTTAAGGGTAGTAGTCCCGGCAACAGTAAGATCGCTGCTTAGGGTCGCCGCACCAGTAAGAGCAAGCGTTGAACTAAGGGTAGTTGCACCAGTGACCGCCAGCGTCGAGCTAAGAGTCGTCGCGCCCGTAACGCCAAGAGTCGAAGAAAGCGTCGTAGCCCCCGTGACCCCAAGAGTAGAGCTGAGCGTAACCGCCCCGGTAATTGCTGCAGTTTCGTCAACAACGAGAGCATCGACATTAGCGGTTCCATCCAAATAAAGGTTTTTAAATTCTAAAGAGCCAGTACCAAGATCAATATCATTGTCAGTTACAGGTACCAGTGCGCCATCTTGAATCCGCAGTTGCTCAACAGCAGAGCCACTTACTTCAACCCAAAAACCCCAACGGTTATTAGTGCTGTCGGCCTCAATCTTATTAAGAAAATCTAGGTCGCCAATCTTAAAGATATTGCCGCCTTGGCCCGCAGAGCCGTCGTGGCGGTGACCAGTAGCTGAAGAGTCGGTCGAAGAATAGTTAAAGGTGTTTACAAGCTGATTGTATTCGTCATTAAATAGGCTTGCAGAGATTGTATCTCCGTCAGCAAAAGAACTTTGACGAGTATAATTCTGAGCCATTTATTTTATCTCCTGCCAGAAGGCATGTAATCAATGTACAGACCGTTAATAGAATAGGGGGCGTTAGTATCTTCACTAGAGATTCGGAAGGATACTGTGTTGCCGCTACCTTCTACAGTCTGTCGTACCATTGGGTCGTTGGTGCCCCCAAACAAAACACTACCAAACAAAGAAACACCAAAAACTGCAGGACTGGGCACCGAGCTAAGAATATACTCAGCGGGTTGAGGAATTTCTGTATCCTCATAGTCATAGCGTACCCGCAAGCTTGGTTCAACCTGACCTTCTGGGCTAAAAGAAATACGAACGTACTTTAAGGTCTTGCGAGTTCCAATATCACCAAAGTCATAGTTTGGCGTCTGATAAACTGCTTTGATATTTACTGAAGAACCTGCAGGGTTAAATGAAAACCCAGCATCATGATTATAAATGTATCCATCTTTGTCGCCGTGATAGGATACTTCAATGCCATTATTATTAAACCCAGAAACTAATCCAAAGGCTTGTATGCCCAGGGTTTCAGACCATTCAAAACCATTGGGCGTTAGTGTACCAATGATTCCTTTAGCCGTAGTATAATTAGAAGCAGGATTAGCATAAAATAAACGATATTGAGATTTAGACCTAAGTACAGTGCTTGTAATAGTATAAGTATCAATATCGTTAGCAATAGTTCCAATAATTTGTTGGACTTGGCGAGATACGGAACCTAGCTCAACGTCCCCGATACGCGCAGTACCTGCAATAGTACGAATACCATCAGGGCTAAGGAATACCAAGTCACCACCAATTTCTTGAATAGAGTAGCCGGACAAGCAACCCACGTTGTTAGTAATTTGAACAACAGCTAGACTTGCAGCATCATTAATATTATCAAGACGGTGAATGGTGTTTTCACAAAAGATATACAATGAATCACGGAAAGATTTAATTCCTACGATTCTATCTGCAATGGCTACAGAACCTGCGGAACCTGCTGTAAATGCACGATCATTGTTTGTATCAGAATAATAAACAGTGCTTGGAGCGTTGACCGTATCAACAACACAAAGGTGCTTATCGTGAATTTCTAAATAAGTTCCAGCCGCAGGAGTTGCAAGCTCTTCATACACAAAAAGGCGGCCAGCGCCCGTACCATTAATATGAAAGTGTGCAATGGCATCAGCGCCAGTAGCAATACTCAATGAGCCGTATTCATTGCTTGTGTGGCCCGTAGCAGCCCGAAAAAGAGCAAACTGTGCTTGGCCCTGGTTAGTTCGTGCAAGAAGCGGCTGAGAGCTTAGGTTAGCTTCTGTGACGCCTGAGTGGCCTGTATCGTAATTAACTTTAATCCACGTTGAGCCATCTTCAGAATAATAAATACTTTCGTTTACTACTGCTACAACCCCAAGAGCGTAAGGAAACAACCCAAGAATCTTTTGGTTTGCTTCAGGGCGCGTGTCACCAAACAGCGTATAGCCATTGATGCGCCGATAGCCACCGTCCGGGTCAACTTCAAAGTTTTGAAGCTGTGTAGCCAACCCAGGCTGTGACAACATGTCAAACTGGTTTAGGTTAGTATTTAACCCGCCCCGGCATGAAACACCAAAAGGCTGTGACATTAAACGAACCTTACGCGATCATCTTTCATGTAATCAGGTGCAGGCTCCATGAGGTTAGACTTCATGAGGCGCAGACCACGACGATAGTCTTCAAGAGCAAAGGCAGCCGCCTGGGAGTTTTCTTTAAACTGATGAATGTAATAACGGGCCCGTGCAAGCAGCACCGGCTTATAAATATTTGGAATAACAATCTGATCAGAATAATCGCTTAGTTCTGTCGGAAGGTTATAAGCATAAAACCAAATTCGATAGGTATCATCAGGAATAGGACTCAAACCAAGCTTGCGGTTATCAGGACTCTTAAACACTCGACGAGGCTCTCCCCAGTTTTGAGAAGTTGCATCGTCATTATTTTCTTCTGCGCGATGAAAGTCTTTAAACTCTTCAATGGTAATATAGCGCAGATTACGGCTGGTATAAGGTTCTGAGGCCCCACTCACACCAATGGTAGTAATATAGAAATTGTCCCAGTCTACATAGCCGTAGTCATTTACAAGGCTATCAGAGCTAGGCTTCAATTCATACCAACGGGTACCAGCCGTAGTTTCTACATAAACATTGCCGTAGAAAGGATCAGTGTCCCCGCTATCTGCAACAGCCAGAAAAGGCCACTGAGGCTCTTCGTTAACAATGTCAAGGTATGCGCGATTAACGCAGTCCTTAACGTGTTGCTGAACGCCTACAGCGCCTGCAAAAGTTGCAGAAGTCAAAGAGACTTCATTCAACTCTCGCAATAGTTCGTTGGTCAACTGCAGATAGTTAGCGGACATAGTTTTCTCTAATTAGCTTTTTGGACGGGCTGTTGGCGCGTAGAGCTATCAGGAATCTGCTTCATGCGCTCACATTCAAAAATGTCTTTAGATTTATAGATCATTTTAGTTAGGCATGCACTTAGGCATAACTTCGCTGTAAGAAGGCTGAGAACCTTTCATCATGCCGCCCATAGCTTTCTTTTTACGATGTGCTGCACCACCACACATCATACCCATTTTTTTCTTTTTATTTTCGTACATCGTCTTTTTTATCTCCAAAGATTCGGTCCCAACCAGCAGCATACTTTTCTTGATCGCCACGGGGCGGTTTACCAACCTGCTTGTCTCGGACCTTAAGTCGAAAGGGTTTGTTTGGAGTTCCTACTAGCATAATAACCTCTTAGTAAAACTCCGGGGGCCGTTAAGCCCCCAGAGAACTAGACGCTAGTTTTTAGTCGATGACGTAGTAGCCGCCGATGAGAGCCTCGGGGCGCAGCACCTTGGCACCATACACATGGAGGCCACGCACGATGTCGCCAAAGCTGGACGGATCGCGGATGACTTCGGTGCTGGTGATGGTCTGAGCCGTAGCCACAGCGCTGATGTGACCAGCCATGAGGAAGCCCGTTGCGCTGCTGGGAGCAGGCACGTTGTTGGACTTGTACATGCTGAAGCCACGGAGCTTGCCGGAGCTGACGAGACCGTTGCGGATGGAGCCTTGACCGGCGTTGTAGTCCACGGACAGGAGCTTGGAGGAGCTTTGAGAAAGCTGCTCGTAGAAGTCCGGGGAAGCAACAACCCAGCGGCCTTCTTCCGGCACGTTCTGTGCGTCGAGGAGGCGAGCCATACGGGCCAGGACATCCAGCGGGTCGGTTTCACCAACACCAAGGTCGATAGCACCTGCACCGTCGTACACGCCAGCACCAAGAGCCGTACCGCTGTCAGCACCCAGGGTGTGATCAGGGGCAGAGGCGGAGAGGCCTGCTTGCATCTTAGCGAGGACGCCTTCGTCGAAAGCATCACGCAGAGCGTAAGCAGCGGAGCTGGAAGCAACTTCCTTGAAGTTCACATGGGACATGGAGGTTTCGATGTCATCCACAATGAACTTGAAGGCGTTAGCCGTGTCAACGACCAGGGTGATCTCTTGGTCGGTGAGTTTGGTTTGCGTTACGTCTTGACCACGCTCGTACTGGTACACGGTAATCGTCGGCTCTTTGATGATGCGAACGCTATCGCCGAAAGCCGTGATCTCGCCTGCGTAGTCGGTGTTGGTGATTGCTTCAGCAACAGACGACTTACGGAAGAAGTTAAGAACCTTCTTGCTGTAAACAGCAGGCAGGAAGAACGAGTTGGTCTGACCCGAGACAGAGTTTGCGAAGTTCGCATCGGTATCGGTAGCCGGTTCAAAATACTGATCAGCTTGATTATAAGCCATGAGTTATTACTCCTAAAAAGACAAAAAGTAGTTTAAGGTGCTACTCTGCCTTCACGAATTGCAAGATCAATCTCTTGCTCATACTTATCGTAATCATCGATGGACAGAGCGGCGATTTCCCGCTGGGTCCAAATCTTCGGCTGCTTAGTATCGACAGCAGTAGTTTTAGTCGAAACAAAATCTGCAGCAGAATTTTTGGCAGATTGTGAACGATTCGACTTAGGCTTCGGAGCATTAATGTTAATGCCATTTTCCATCTTATAAAGATCGATAGCACGGCTAGCAAGAGTAACATTGTCCGGGTTGTTGTAGATCCAACGCTGAATTTCTTCAGGTTGTTCTTTGGCCCAGCTATGGAACTGCTCGTCGCCGCGAATGTCCTCAAAATCGGGATGCCGCTCGCGCAGTTTAGTTTCTGCTTCACGCCGCGAAAACTCAGCTTCACGCTCTTCAATAGCTCGTAGCTTTTGTTGAAGGGCATTTACCTGATCTTGGCTGCGCAAATGAGCAACAGTC